GGTGAGTTGACGATGCAGGAGAGGAAGTTCTCCTGCGAATAGAGTTTCGGCGGCATAGGGTTGGTGGTCTCTACCTTAACCGGAGAGATTGAGCCTTTGGTGACTCTGGCTTCCGGTGCCGCCGAATAGTATCCCGCAAGGGAGTGGTGGAGGGCTTAATCGCCCCTGAATGAGCGTAAACTGCTGCATTGATGTTTCGTTGGACCCGAGGGCAGTACTCGGCGGCTCCACCATTTATGGGGCCGAAACAGGATCGACGCCGAGAATAGATGCTCGTGGCGCTTCGGTATGATTCCGCCGTTATCGGGTCACTCGTTAAGTGCAAACGATAACAATGCACATGTGATGGCTCTCGCAGCCTAAACGGACTCGCCCGGCAGTCGGCAACAGAAGCCGGGCAACCATCCGCCAAGAGCGTTAGCGGGGTTCTTGGTGACAGCGCTCTTGCAGAACACGTTACGTCAGTTGACCCACTCGTCCATGGTTCATCGTGGAGCGTTCGATTGAACCGGCATGGGTACATCGTGGGGTTATATACCGACCCGATGCCTATATTTACGGTGAAGACCGTGAATGGAAAGCCTCAAATCGTGGTCAGGGAAGAAGCCGTTGAGCACCTGCACGGCTTGGCCGCCTGTCAAAACGCTAAGCACACCTAGTTGGGGCGTACTATAGCCAGCAATACAACCCCGCTTCGGCGGGGTTTTCCATTTCAGGAGCCGCCATGTTTGACCTGACCGAGAAGATGGCGAACATCGCTATTGATGTCGCGACTCTGCCATTCTCCGTTATGGCGGATATCGTGACATGGGGCGGTACGCTCTCCAATCGGTTCGAGCCATACACCTTAACCAAGATGATCCGCATCGCCAGTGAGTCCGCTGATGCCGTCAGGGCCTTGGCTGAGTAAGCGCATGAGCAAGTCAGATATCCGAACCGTGAAATCCATCTCAATCGGGGGCGGGGAGCCAATGACTTGGCGAATCCCGACTCGCGCCGAAGCGATGGCGCAATCCAGCGCGACGTGGGGCAAGCAATACGACCGCGTCGAGCGCAAGATGGTTGAGGGCGGTTTGCCAATTGTAATCGAGAGGATGGCGTCGTGACTGTGAAATATCCGAAAGACGAGGACTGCGCGACTCTTTACGTCGGTCCAGACGACAATGATGGCAACAGCGTCATTGTGAAGGTAGACGGGAAATACATCGGCCCGGCATTGTGGGTCATGGAAACCATCAAGCGTCACTACGCCGAAGTGGAAACCAGTATTGCTCTCGCGCGGCTCCGCAAGGTCGCTTAATCACGTTATTGCGGGATAGAGCAGTAGCAGCTCGGCTGCCTCATAAGCAGCAGGTCGTCGGTGCAACTCCGTCTCCCGCTCCCAATTTCGAGCCTTAGAGGTTCATCATGAGCGAAATCGTGGACCTCGCTACAGCGCGGAAGGATCGTAAACCCGAGAAAGATATAGAGGTTGATCGACGTGGTAAAGCCACGGTGCGGTCCTTCGACAGTCTCGGGGCGTTGTTCAAACCTCCGCCTGATACGGCGCCGTCAGAGTATGTCGCCCCTGACGTTGATCCAGCATAGCAAGTCGGCATCGGAGTAATTCTCGTGCGCACAGGTCCAAAGGGCCTTTCACCCGAACAGAAGATCGCAAGAGGAGAGACGAGGCCGTCTCGTGCCGTGGTTTCCATCTATCCCGACCACGCCAGTCGTCCCGATCCAGATGTCATTCCCGCTCCGCGCGGCATGACTCATGTCGGCAAGCGTATCTGGGACGAGAAAGTCGCTCGCTATCGTCAGCGCGGTCAAAAGATCCAAGGCTTCGAGGATACCCTCCGCCAATACTGTGAGTTGGAAGCCGCGTTGAATAAGGCGTTCAAGGAAAAGAACGTTTCGATGGCGATGGTCAATGCGCATCGTCAATGGGCAGCAGAATTCTTCGATACTCCTGCGAGTCAGAAGGTGCCGGTTTACGGCAAGCAGAAAGACTCCAACCCGTTTACGAACAATGGCCGACGAAACAAACCAGACGAGTCTTAGTCACGCCAGAGACTATGTCGGGATAGCGCGCAAGTATGCGGACGATGTACTATCGGGGAAGGTAGTCGCAGGAAAACTTGTTCGGCTGGCCTGCAAGCGCCACCTGGACGATTTGGCGAAAGTAGACTGGCCTTACGTTTTTGATGCTTGGTGCGGCAACGACGTCTGTGATTTCATTGAGAAATTGCCGCATGTCGAAGGCGAGTGGAAAACGCCGACCATCTTTCTTGAGCCCCCGCAAGTATTCATTCTTGTTGTCATTTTCGGATGGCGGCGCAGGTCTGACGGCGGGCGTCGGTTCTCGACTGTCCATATCGAAATGGCGAGAAAGGCAGGGAAGGCTGAGTGGGTCGAAAATTTACTGCCCACACCTGATGGATTCCGTCGAATGGGTGACATTCAGCCTGGTGATCTTGTGTTCGGGTCGGATGGGCGCCCCGTTCGCGTTAAGGCGGTCACGGAGATAATGACCGGTTTGGAGTGTATGGCGCTGTCAGTGGCTACTGGAGAGCGTTTCATAGTGGCTGCGGACCATCTGTGGCCTGTAAACCAGCGGGTATGTGCGCGCAATCAACGGCGCCCGTGGACGGTTGATGACGACTCCGCGCTGCGAGCGGCGTGGGAAAGCGGCGGGTCAAACGCTGCTTGCGATGCTCTACCGCACAGAAGCAGGCATGCCGTCAATCGACGCGCGAGTGAACTCGGTGCCACGACGAATGGGAAGCATTACACGTCGTGCCGGAGGTTGTCGGAACCGCGCATCTTCAAAATGCCTGATCCGCCATCGGTTATTTCCACAAAGGAAATATCTCAGACGTTGTTCTATGGTACGCGGCAAGACAGCCGATATTCTATTTCTGTCGCCCCAGCGATCGAATTGCCAGAATGCGATCTGGCTATTCCGCCTTACACGCTCGGCGCTTGGCTCGGTGATGGCACGAGTTCCTGTGCAGCAATCACGACATCACATTCCGATGTCGGCATAATCGAGCGCATTCGTCTCGACGGTATCAGCGCGGAGGGTCGGAAGTATCCGTCTAAGGCGGGATCAAATTGCGGTCTTTACGCTCTTGGGCGAGGAAAAAACTGGCATGATTCGCGGGCCAATGGCTTGCACTCCAAACTTCGGAATGCCGGACTTCTGAATAACAAGCATATACCAGCTTCCTATCTTCGCTCCAGTATTCGCCAGCGGATGGACCTTCTTCGCGGGCTGATGGATACAGATGGGACCGTGAACACCAGGGGACATTGCAGTTTCACCAACTGCAACAGGCGCCTTGCCGAAGACGTGCATGAGCTAATTTCGTCACTCGGGATGAAAGCGCATTGGAGAGAAAAAGACGCGAAACTAAACGGTCGTGTAGTAGGAACTTGCTATACTATTGAGTTTCACCCCCCCGCAGGGGTTGATGTTTTTGCGCTTGAGCGCAAATTGGCTAGACAGTCTGCGAGGAAACGTGGGACGCGCGCGGACACCAGATCCGTTATTTCTGTAGAATCCGTTCCGTCCGTGCCGGTGAAGTGTATCGAAGTTGATGCCGAGGATGGCATTTACCTGACCGGAAGGTCGTTTATTCCTACACACAATTCCAGTCTGACGGCTGGTGTCGCGCTATATTGTCTGTGTTGTGAAGATGAGCCCGGCCCACAGATCATTATAGGGGCGACCACAGGCGATCAGGCGAAGAAGGTCTTTGATCCGGCACGAAAGATGGTTGCCGCGACGCCGACGATTCGATCCGCGTTTCAGTTGGAGGCGTTGTCTCGTTCGATCCCGTGCGGGATGAACGGTGGCTATATCCAAACCATCAACGCCAAAGGGCAGACGCAAGACGGGTGGAACCCTCACGTCGGCATCTTAGACGAGTTGCACGCGCACAAGAGCCGCAGCCTTTTCGACGTTATCAAGTCGGCGTTTGGCGCTCGCAAGAACCCGCTGCTATGGATCATCACTACCGCAGGGTTTGATACCAATGGCGTCTGCTATGAGCAGCGCACAATGGCCATCAAGGTGCTAGAAGGCACTATACAGCTTGATCATCTCTTTGCGGTCATCTTCACCATTGATGACGATGATGACCCATTTGACGAGGCTGTCTGGCCCAAGGCAAACCCTATGATCGGTGTGACGCCGACATGGGAAAAGATGCGGGCCGATGCTGCGGACGCGAAGGCGTCGCCGAGTGAGGAAGGCAACTTCAAGACCAAGAACTTGAATATTTGGCTCAATGCCGCAAGCGCTTGGCTGAATATGACGCAGTGGAAGAAATGTGGCGATACAGCGCTTTCGTGGGATGATTTTAAGGGGCTGGACTGCTGGATCGGTGGCGATTTAGCGGACAAAAATGACATCACGGCGCTTGTTTTGGCTGCGTTCGATGAAGACGGGCGCTTGATTTTCAAGCCGCGCTTTTGGCTGCCGGATGCTGTGCTACGTGATCCTAAACATGCTGAAGGACGTGGTCCTGCTCCATATCGGACGTGGAGTACCGGCGAAGATGCTCCGCTGACGTTAACTCGCGGCGACTGGGTCGATCATAATGAGGTCGAACAGACAATCCGCGACTGGATCGAGCAGTATTCAGTGAAGCGGGTGACGTTCGACCAGTTCGCGGCGGCTCAAGCCATGGCGAGTAGGCTCAATGAAGACTTCGGTTCCGAAGACGAACCGTTTGCTGAGGTGCTTCACAAGCAGGCCGCGAAGATTACGGATGCCGCTAAAGAGTTGGAGGCGCGGGTCAAGGTCGGCCCTGCGATGTTGCGGCACGATTCGAACCCAGTGATGGACTGGATGGCGTCGAACTGCGTTGTTAGCCGTCGTCGAGATGAGACGCTACTTCCAATCAAGGAATCTCAGATGTCTCCGAATAAAATCGACGGCATCGACGCCTTAATCAACGCGATCCATCCCGCATTGCTTGTCCCTGAGAAGCCAAAACTCGAATCGTATCTGACTCGGGCGGATGCCTCGCTCATGGTTCTCGATTAAGCACGACGGCAGCGAGGATTACCCGACGATGAAGACGATTGCTGCCGCACTGTTTCGTGACTTCATCGGATTGGTTGGCTGTGCGGCAGTCTCTTACGGCGCGTGGCTGATCTATAATCCACTCGGGTTCATTGTTGGCGGAGCCTTCATGGTAGTTGCCGCCACCTTTTTGAGCCGGGTTAAGAAGGCTGACAATCAATGAGGGGGCTATTCGGGTCAATCGCCGATGCAGCCTCAAGCGACAAGCGGAAAAACGAGGTCGATATCTCCGCGCTCCTGATGAAAAACTTCGGCATGAAGTCGAAGGCGGGAGCTTCGGTCAGTATCGATACCGCGTTGGGCGTGCCGGTGGTATTTGCCGCGACCAGGGCTCTGGCGGAGGGCATCGCGCAGATACCTGGTAAGGCGATGCTAGAAGAAGATGACGGGTCGAAGCGCGTAACCGCTTCCCATCCCGTCCATCGTGTTCTTTCTCGCCGTCCTAATCAATGGATGACGCCGTTCACGTTCCGGGAAACCATGATGTATCATGCGGTGCTTACTGGCAACGCATTTGCATTGAAGGTGATGATTGGACCGGCGCGGAAGCGGGTTCTGCGCGAGCTAATTCCGATCCCGCCGAACTTCGTCAAGATTAAGCGGCAGCCGGACCACTCGCTGCTTTACGAAATCTCCGACTCTGATGGTGTCGTTGGTACTTTCGACCGCGGTTCGATCTTCCATCTCGCGGGGCCGAGTTGGAATGCCTATCAGGGCATGGAAGTTATTCGACTGGCGCGAGATGCCATTGGCTTGGCTATCGCGACGGAAGAAAATCACTCGTTGCTTCATGCCAACGGTTCACAGACAGGCGGAATCCTGACGACTGACAACAAACTTGACGACAAAGCATTGCTTCGCATCAAGGAGATGTGGTCGAGCTATTCAGGTGGCGGCGTCAATAAATTCAAGACTGCCATTCTTGATGCAGGTTTGAAGTACGAGCGTATGGGCATGTCTGGCGTTGATGCCGAGCATGTTGCCACTCGCGAGTTGCAAACCAGAGAGATTTGTCGCGCCATCGGCGTCTTCCCGATGATTATAGGTGAAGCCGATAAGACGGCGACTTTTGCGAGCGCGGAAGCGTTTTTCTCTGCCCATGTCGTGCTTCATCTTTCGCCTTGGGTGCAGCGCTGGCAGGACGCGGTAGATACGCAACTGTTTACGGATGAAGAACTGGACCAAGGGTACTTCTTCAAGCTGTTTACTGCCGGTTTGCTGCGTGGTGATGCCAAGGCGAGGGCGGCTTTCTATCAAGTCATGGTTCTGACCGGCATCATGGACCGTAACGAGTGCCGGGCTCTAGAGGATCTGAACCCGAAGGACGGTCTTAGCGATCCGCTTGTGCCGCTCAACATGGGAATTGTAGGCGAAACGCCGCTCGATCCGGGTGATGACGACGTAAACAAGTCGAAAGCGACGCTTCCAAACGTCGCAATCGCACCCAAAAGCGTGATCGACGGACTCAAAAGCAACCGCGGCCGCGGCTTAGAGGAATAGCATACATGCCGAAGAAACTGTTGGACGCCGCGCTTTTGGCGCAGGCGAGCGCTTCGCCGTTGCTGAATCAGTCCCGTTTGAACCGCATCATTGGCGCAAATCGCAGCGATGACGGCAAGAAGTCATGGTTCAACATCGTTCGGTCGAACAAAACCGACGAAGTCGATGTCCTTTTGTATGACGAAATCGGCTTCTGGGGCGTCCAGGCGAGCGAATTCGTCGCGGAATTGAATGAAATCGACGCCAAAACCATCAATCTGCGTGTGAATAGCCCCGGTGGGTCGGTTTTCGAGGGGCTTGCCATCTATCAGGCGCTGGCATCGCATCCAGCCAAGATCATCGCGCATGTTGATGGTTGGGCGGCGTCAATTGCCAGTGTCATCATCATGGCGGCTGATACTATCAAGATCAGTGAAGCCGCACAGGTCATGATTCACTCGCCATGGTCGCTTGTAATCGGGTCCGCAAGCGACATGCGCAAGGAGGCTGACGTTCTCGATAGCCTCCAGAACGCAATCGTCGATGTTTACGTCGCTCGAACCGGCGGTGATCGGGAAGCCATCATCAAGCAGGTCAACGATGAGACCTGGTTCAAGGGGCAGGCGGCAGTAGACGCCGGTTTCGCTGATGAAGTGATCCCGTTGAAGTTGAAGGATCCGGCAAAGCCGGCAGCATCGATCGATCGCGAGTTCTTTGCATCGATATTCCCGAACTTGCCAGACGACATTCACTCCGCGCTCCCGGAGAAGTCCGGTCAGAGCGTCAATCGCGATGAACCGTTCGACTTCGAGAACGGGACGCAACGCGAGTTTCAAGATTTCCTTCGTCGCAGTGGTGCAACAGGCCAGCGCGCCAAAGCCATTGCGAAAGGATTCAGGCCGCCGATGGAATCTCCGGAGGAGACCAAGGCGACCGATACCCAAGACATGGATCGGCTGGGTGCCGCCGTGGATAGGGCAGCAACCGCCGCAGCCATTCGGCTAGCGGCAATGAAATTTCCTAAGTAGGAAAGGTCCATACCCATGGATAAGGAACTGAAAGACGCTCTCGATAAGCTGGGCATGACTCAGGCTCAGGCTATTGAGGCGCAGCAGAAGGCTCATGCCGAGTTCGTTGCTGCGAACGATGCCAATACCGCGAAGCGCGATGCGGTGTTCGATGAGAAACTCGCCAAGCTTCAGTCCGAACTGGATAAGTTCGAGCCGCTGAACAAGGCGATGGCCGACGCCAAGGCTCGTCAGGACGCCGAGGAAGCCGAGCGCAAGGAAATGAAGGAGCAGCTTGATCGTATCGAGACTGCCCAGAATCGTCCGAATGCCGGTGGCATCACCGCCGCCGATGAGGCGAAGATTGCGGCCGAGAAGGACGCCTTCTTCAACATGCTCCGCGTCGGCACCGATCGCATGACCCCGGAGCGTCGCAACGTCCTGACGGTCTCTAGCGATACCGGCGGCGGCTATCTTGCCCCGTCCGCCTATCTGCTTGAGATCATCAAGGCCGTCGTGGAGTATTCGCCCTTCCGTACCCTTGCTCGGGTCGGCAGCACCAATGAGAAGTCGGTGCAGATTCCGAAGCGTACCGGCGTCTTTGCCGCTCGCTGGGTGGGTGAAGTCGAGAACCGTCCGGAAACGACGGGCCTGGCCTATGGTCTTGAGGATGTCCCGGTCCATGAACTGGTCGCGGATGTCCGCTTCTCCATGGCGAACCTTGAGGATTCCGCGTTCGACCTCCCGGCCGAGGTCCGCGCTGAGTTTGCGGAGCAGTTCGGCGTCGCGGAAGGTGCGGCGTTTGTGTCTGGCAACGGTGTCAAGCGTCCGCAGGGCTTCCTGAATGCCGCTGGTTCGGTCCAGATCAACAGTCTGGATGCCAACACCATCAAGGCCGATGGCGTCCTCGATCTCAAGTACGGGATCAAGACCGCTTATGCCAAGAACGGTTCATTTGTCCTGAATCGGAAGTCGCTCCGCGAAGTCCGCAAGCTCAAGGACAAGAACGACCAGTATCTCTGGATGCCCGGTCTTGCTCAGGGGCGCCCGAACACCATCGACGGTGACCCCTATGTCGAAATGCCGGATATGCCTGATCCGGCGGCCGGCACGAAGCCGATGGCTTACGGCGACTGGAATCGTGCTTACCGCATCTTTGACCGGATGCAACTCGCGGTGACTCGCGATGATATCAGCCTCGCCAGCGATGGTCAGGTGAAATTCATCGCCCGCCGTCGCGTCGGCGGCCAGGTTGTGCTGGCCGAAGCCTTTGCGGTGATGACGGTGTCTGCATCCACCAACTAAGGACTCCATGGGGCGTGTCGTGTGATGCGCCCCATCCCCCTTTCATCTCATTTAGGAGGCTCACCAATGCGTGACCTGCACCACAATATCACGCCGGCGCGTGGTATCTCTCCCGCGGCGGCGGGCACCGACAACACCGCTATCGTCTCTCAGATCAACGATCGAGCCGGCTACGATTCGGTCGAATTCATCATCCTGATCGGAGCGAATACCGACACCAACGCAACCTTTGCGGTCAAGGTGGAGGAAAGTGACGACGCCGGCTTTGCCAGCCCGAACGAGGTCGATGATATCAACCTTCTCGGCACCGAGGCGGCGGCCAGCTTTACTGCTGCCGACGACGACAACAAGGTCCGCAAAATCGGCTACGTCGGCAACAAGCGGTATCAGCGCGTTACCATCACTCCGTCGGGCAACGATTCCGGCAACATCTTCGTTGCTGGTGTCTGGCTCAACGGCCACCCGCGCCACGCGCCGGTCTAAACGATTAGATCGAGGCGGTTTCGGCCGCCTCGATCCCCATTCTGGCAGAAAAGAGGCTAATTGCATGGATTTCGTTGTCGTGAAGGACTTCAATTATTCCCATGACGGGATCGTCACGGAGCGGCTAAAGGCCGGGACGACGCGGTCAATCCGTGCGGAATTGGCTGATGGTCTTGTCGCCGCGGGGCTTATTCAGAGCATCGGAGAAGAAGACCCGCGAGAAATGCCCGAGAAAGGCGCAGAGATGGCCGTGGATGAGCCCGTCGCTGAGGATGAGAAAGTCCTGACGTCTGAAAAACGCCGCCCAGGGCGGCCTCCTAAGGGCCGTCTGTAAGGATCCGCGATGTTTAGTGTCGTCACCCCTGCGACTGCGGACCAGAAATTGATATCGACGGTGGCGGCTGTCAAGCTCGAATTAGGCATCACGGATTCTAGCCAAGATGCGCTTATCCGCGCGAAGCTGGAGCAGATTACGGCCCAGGTCGTCTCGTTCATCCGAGTCCCGCAGGCGCAGGACGGAAGCGCGACGCTCGCCAGAGAGACTCTGGAACAGAAATTCAGGTTTGGGCAGCGAAATCAGGGTTGCCGGACACAATTAATCCTTGCGCGGATCCCGGCCACATCGGTCGATGAAGTCATCGAGGATGGCGTCACGCTTGATGAAGGCGACTATGAGGTTGATGGGGCTGCTGGACTGTTGACTAGGTTACGTGGTGACTGTGAATCAACATGGGGGCGAGTCATCACCGTGACGTATCAGGCTGGATGGAAGATGCCGTCCGATGGTGCGTCAGCAACGCTTCCGATGGATATCCAGTCAGCGGCGGTTACTCTGGTTAAGCAGGCTTATCTGACTAAAGACCGCGACTTCACAATTAAGTCGGAATGGACGACAGACGTGGAAAAGCTGGAATACGCCTCCTTTGTGGCGTCAAGCTCTATGAACCGCGATGGTGTCAGCAGCCCGTTTCCGCCTGATATCACGAATACTCTGTTGCGATACCAATATCGATATGTGGATGGTATCTGATGGATGCGGCGGCAGCGAGGCGCGCTCAGGCTGGGATTGAGCGCCGGGGCCACGACGTCACATTCGCAAGGGTCGGACTGGCTCCGCCGAACCCAAACCCGACGACGATTGCATCAGCAACCGTCAAGGCGATTGTCTCGGGTTATAAACCGGAAGAACTTATCAACGGCATCACGCTCGGATCCCGCAAAATCATCGTCAGCGTTCTAGCCTTGCAGAAGGCGTCCTTTCCGCTGCCAGTCGTCAAGGGCGACAAGATCACGGCGTCAGGGGAAGAGCTACGGGTCGAGTCCGTTGACCCGGATCACCGGGAATATATCGGGTGTCTCGATATAACAGCGATTGGCTAGTAGCCGATGGCAATCACGACCAAGATTGATCCCATTGGTAAGGATTTCCTTCTTTCCTTTGTTGATGAAATGACGCCGGAAGGACGGAGCCGGGCTCTTGCATCGTTTGCCAGAGAGCAATTGGCAGAAGCGCAGAAGATCAATCAATCGTCGGCTGGATACGTACCAGGACATGATATCTTTGTTGATGGCGTCAAGGGTGCTGTTGAAGAAAGCGTCCGCCCGGACGGGGTCATCGTCTACGACTTTCATCTCCTTCGTGAAGTCCTTGAGTGGATTGAGCAGAAACTACTGGACTCATCGCCGATTAAGTCGGGACGATATCGCAAGTCCCACATACTCTTGGCCGATGGTGCTGAGGTCCAATTCTTTTCCTCCGAGCTGCCGCAAGCTGAGAGGTACGTATTCAGCAACGTCCAACCTTATGCGCGCAAGATAGAACGTGGACTGTCGAGACAAACTCCCGCAGGTGTCTTTCAAGTTGTTGCGGACATGGCGAAGCGCCGCTTCGGCAACATCGCTAGCATCAAGTTCACCTATGAAGGCATCATTTTTGGCAATACCGCGCTTGAACAATGGGCGCGCAGAACGAAGCAGCGGCGCAGAATCGCACCAAAAACCACTGATGCGTGGAATCGTCGCCAACCAGCCATCGAAGTTATGGTGAAGTAGATGGCCTGTCGCGAAGTAGAAGCCGCTGTGAAGGCAAGACTGACGGCTAAACCAATCACTGTCTACGGCGGTGGCGCATTAACAGTCGTGTATGGTAACGACAAAGCAGATGCACCGTCAAATGAGTGGATGACGGTGCAGTATTATGCCGCAAATGAAACTCTCATCAGCATGGGAGAGGTCGGAAACAGGCTGTTTCGTGAGAATGGTGGCATCCTTTTCACGATTGTCAGGCCGCGCGGCGGTGACAGAGATTATGCGCTCAGTCTTTGCGAACAGGTGAAGGACCTGTTCAGAGCAAAACAATTCGACGGTGTTTCAACCTTCGATATCGGGGAAGCCGCGCTCGATGATGACATCGAGTTAGGCGACTACGTCAAATTCGGCATCAGCGTCGAATACATCTTCGACAGACTCGCTTAGTCGTCGCTTCAAAATTCGGCCTTGCCCAAGGGTGAACACTCCATCCACTTTCGCAGACGGCTTCTCAGTCAAGCTATGCCGCAACCGGTTGGCTTAACGACTGAAGGCACGTTCCATGCCCGAAAGCCCTTTGATGAATGACAATCGCATGAAGCGAGCGTCGGAAGCGCGGATGGCCTTTACTTCGGAACATTGCGTAAAGAAGGATAAGGTAATGCCCTGGCGTCGCCACGCCTCAATCCGCTGCTGTAAGGCAGCGTTATAAAGTTCACAGAAGTCAGCAAGCATATCCGCCATCGCCGCAGATTGAGTGCGATTTGGATAGACTCTGAACTTGTAGGAAAGTATCAAAAGGTGGGCCGTTCTTCTGTTCGCGCAGATGGATGGTCAAGAACCCGTCGAGCGTTGGCGCGCTTGGCGGGTTCGCCTTTTGTGCAACCATCGCCAGCAAAAAGCAAGCATTCTAGATGGGTGCTGCTCTTTTTTAACGTGTATCTGCACACTAGGAGAAGCACTCATGCCTAATGCGTCCTCAAACCGTTCCAAGGTCAGCTATGTGCAGGAGGTAACGCCTGGCGTAACTCCTGCGAACCCGGCGTTCAAAGAACTCCGCGTCACTTCGAACGAACTCGTTCCGCAACTGACTCGTGTCGAGTCGAACGAAATTCGCGTCGATCGTCAGGTCAGCGACTGGATCCTGACTCAAGTAGCCTCGAACGGCAACATCGGCCTTGAAATGTCGTTCAAGGCGTTTGACGACATGATTGAAGCCGCGTTTCAAGGAACGTGGCTCAACAAGCCGGTTATCACGGTCAAGACGGCAGATACCGAAATCTCAGATGTCGCCGCGACGACTATTACAGTTGCGTCCGGCGGCACTAACTTCAAGACCGGGCATCTGACGATGCATTCCGGCTTCAAGACCGCCGCGAACAATGGTCTTTTCCGGGTCACGTCTTCGACTGGGACGACCATTGTATATCCGTCGTCCACGTTCAGCGTTGAAACCGACCCTATCCCGGTCGGAGCCGAAGTGCGCGTTGTCGGCTTCCAGGGCGCGTCCGGTGACCTCAAGGCTACTGTTGACGGTCTGAGCACGACAGCGCTTGACTTTACCACGTTCGGCTTGAACGTCGGCGAGTGGGTCAAGATTGGTGGCGACACCACCGCGACGCAATTCGCAACTGCGGCGCTGAACTCGCTCGTTCGCATCGGTAAGGTCGAGACCAAACTGCTGACCTTTGACATCAAGCCATCCGGTTGGACGACGGATAATGGAACCTCGAAGACGATTACCGTTCACACCGGCGACTTCCTGGTGAACGGTTCTGTGCAGCGGTCGTTCACGATGGAGCGGCAGCAGCAGGACATCGTGATCCCGAGCTACGAACTGTTCAAGGGAACGCAGGTCAATACGTTCTCCATCAACCTGCAATCCAGCGCAATTCTGACCGGCACCATGGGCCTGATCGGTTTGTCCAGCACCGCTGGCGCGACCAGAACCTCCGGCGCGACCGATATCGCGGCACCCGCCTTCGGTGTTCTGAACACCTCGTCAAACATGCGGAATCTGGCCGAAAACGGCGTCCTGGTTGGTGGCCAAACCTACATCACGCAGTTCGGGTTCGACATTAACAACAACATGGAAGGCGAGTCCGCCATCGGTTACCTGTCGTATATCGGCATCCGTAACGGTGAATTCTCGCTCGGCGGGTCGATCTCCGTCTACATGAACGACATCAACCTTCTCAACAAGGTCATCAACGATACCGAGACTTCGTTCATGTTTGCGCTGGGCAAGAATGACGGCAATCGGGAATCCTACCTGTTCGACGCGCCCCGAGTGAAGCTCGAAGGGTCGTCGTCAGTCTCTGGCAAAAACCAGAGCCGGATGTTCACCGGAAACTACAAGGCTCTCCGGCATCCGACGTACAACTTTACCGCTTCGTGCGGTCGCTTCTGGTATCTGCCGGCGGCGTAAGGGTTGTAGAAATATTCACCTGGAATCA